ACATATCACGCATGCTTCTTAGTGCGTTGATAGCTTGGCGAGCCCCCTTAACTCCTCCGTCAAGTATTAAATCCTCAATATGTGTCATATGAGTATTCTTACCTGCGGCTTCTGATAAGTAGTTCTTTAATGTTTTCATTATACAAACTCCGTTTTCTTAGCTGGTCTTGTTGAAGTAAATACTCCAACTCTACAACTTTGAATTCCAAAGTGATTCATATCGCTAGAATATCTAGCATAAAAAATAGCTTTATAATCATCTCTTGGTATATAACCATTTTCAGCTTGATGATTAGATTTTATAGTCCAATACTTTCCTTTTTTAGAAAGTTTCATTTCGCCTTGATGAAATTCATCAATATTATTTAGACCTGGCTTTCCGCCATAATCTATACCATAAATTGATTTACGTACTATATCTTTTCCGTCTCTATCAAGGTCAATATCTCTTTTTACAGAATCACCGCTTTTCATTCCATCTGGGTATAATTCTTTTAACTTATCAATAAAGGAGTTAACTTGTTTGCTATTATCAAATACTCCTTTAGTTCCTCTTTTTGTTAGTCCTCCATATTGCTGAAAGTCGTTTGACTTTGAACCAGCTTTATGAGATAACCAAGCAACTTCTTCTCCTATGTCATCAAGCAAAAAGAAATCAGCTTTTGGAGTTCCTTTAGGTTGTCCTACACCTGATACAACAACTTTTCTGCCTCCTACTAACATATCAAGAGCTCCGTCTTCTTCATCGTCCATAACTTTTTCTAGTTCTGTTCTGAACGAAGCTAAATATCTATCTTCAGCGGCTGTTCCAAATCCTTTTCCTTTACCGCCAAATTCAGGAGTTTTTAGAAATTCTCCTGGATATTGTATATTACCGCCTGTAGTATTAAATGTCTTTTTAAATCCAGGCTTTGTGAATTCATCTCTATCAGGTGCTTTATCTTTAATAATAACTTCACCTTTAGTAGTAAGAAATTCTTTTTTGTTTTTAATTTTGTCTAGAAATATATCTAGTCTTTCTGAATTACCCTTTTTAAGGTACTTTGTTAAATCACTATGAGTCAATATAGTGAATTGAAGTTGTTCTAAAAGATATGATTTAAATCTTAACATAGAACTATTTATAATAGTTTATGACTCAGTTTTCTTTTCTATATAAAAAGGATTAGGTTTTATATCTCCATTAGTATGTACACTAATTATTTTTTCTTCATGTAGCTTTTTTATCGTTCTTTCAGCGCCTTCACGTACGCCAATTTGAAAAGAACGATATCCACAAGCAGCAATAATAATTGCTAATAAAAGATATTCCACAATTATCTACTTTGCTCGTAGACGTATACATCCAGACGCTCAGCATGTCTAAGTGGTAAAGACTGGTCGTAAGCCCTAGAATGCCTGCCATCAGCTCTAGCATGCTTGGCACGAGGACCTCTCGCTTGGCACTTAACATAATATAACGCAGGACTCCCAGGCTCCTCATCAGAACCTATCCACTCTAAATATTGTTTTCTATTTTTATACGTAGCTCTTGCGGTTGCATTGATAGCTCTGACTGATTTTCTAATTGTTTCGATTTCTAACATATCACCAGCACTACCTGTATAAAATGTTCCTATATAACTTGTTGAATGTCTCATTAGTGTATTGGCCTCCCGCCTAGTGTATCAAGTTCAAATTGACCTACAATGTCAGTACCAGTTCTTATAAGTACGGACTCACAAAGTTTGTCCCATGATAGATTAATAGTTTTTGGATTTTTATCTTTAGCCCAAGCTTGTTCGACTAAATCCAATTCAATTTCTACAGGTATGTTTGTAGCAATGTGTGTCATTCCTAATTTCATCTGCACTCCTCCTCAAATCTTTTTTGAATTAGTTGGTCTATCACTTTATCTCTATCAGTAAGTGCAACTCTTTCATCGAATGAATCACAAAGACCTGGTTTTGAACCGCCTAGTAATTCAATTAATATAGACCCAGTATTCATTGCTTCTACATCTTGAGCAATGCTTTCTAGGATTCCATCGTTTACGTTATTTGACATTTTTAACTCCTTATTTAATTATCTAATATGTATATTATAACATACTTTTATGCAAATGTAAACGATTATTTTCACTTTTTTTGAAAATAATTAACAGAATAGTGTTGTTTAAAGTAAGGGGAGCTGAATGCTCCCCCATGATGTCAATAATAAAGGAGTGTTATACTTCTTTTGCTATAAAAGTGTATACACCGTAAGCAAGGGCTACCCAAGCTACTATGTCAACAAGTCCACCTAGTAGTAGGTATGATAATGATAAGCCGACGATAAGTCCGCCGTCCCAAGATGTACGTTCTGCCCATCTATCCATTAACCATGCTTTTGCTGTATTTAACATATTCATATAGTTTCTCCGTCTAAATTTTAAAGTCAGCAAACGAGTCATTACTTTCGCGTTCACCAAACTTGTTAATCGGCTTATCTGGCACCATCTCTTGCATAATGTCTGATTGAGCCGACTCCTCTACATCATATAGTTTCATGCGGGAACGGTCCACACCAACTACAAATCTCTTATATTTGGTTGGATCGTTATATCTATTTTTCAATTGTTTTACTAGCAATTGGCCTAATTCTTCTAGTTCCTCTGTTGATATAAGAGCGAACATTAAATCAGCTGTTGCTGGTAAACCAAACGATTCAGATGTATCCTCAAGGCCAACGTCAGTATTACTAAATCCTGACCTAGTAGTCTGAGTTGCTGACACTATTGGTACATTGAATTCTACAGCAAGGCCACGCAGTTCTTCTGCGATAGCTTTAATGTAGGTATAACTATTTATACTTCCGCCCATGCCACGCATGCGACTTGAGGCACAAATATTTAAATAGTCAATATAAATCATATCAGGGCTAAAATTCTTTTTGAGACGCAGCTCATTAAGTAAAGCTCTAAAATGACCTGTATGTGCTGAGCCAGTAGGATATTCTTTTACTATAAGTTTACCTACAGAGGCTTTTGCAATTTTTCCAATCTTATCGTCGAATACATTTTTAGGTAATGACCCAAGAGATTCGATTGGAAGGTTCATGAGGTTAGCATCGATTCTTTCAGCGATTCTTTCCTCAGCCATTTCCATAGTCACATACAAAACATTCTTTCCTTGATTTAGGACAGATGCTGCACAATGACACATGAATAAAGATTTACCTACGCCTGTACCTGCAAGAGCAATATTAAGCGTTTTATTAGGTAAACCACCTTTTGTTATTTTATTAAAGTAATCTAAGTCAAAGGGTATTCTATCTTCTTTACGATTATAGAAGTCAAACCTTTCATCACTATTGTCAATATAATCATGACCTATCTTTTGGTCAAATGATACTCCAAGAGCTTCAGATAGTATTTCAGGTATAGCACCTTCACTTCTTAATTTGTCTTTACCATCAATGATTGTTATTGAATCCATGATAGCATTATAGACAGCTCTTTCTTTACACCATTTTTCTGCTTCAGTAATTAAATAATCAGTATCAACATCAGACTTATCAGCAATTTCATTTACTAATCGTTGAGCATTATTTAATATTTCTTCTGCAGCATTTACTTTTTTAAGTTCAAGTTCTAAGATTTTTGACGTTGGTAATTTATTATGTTTGCCAACAAATTGTACAATAAGATCGAATACCGTTTTATGTGTACCTTCAAAATACTCATTTTTTAAGTATGGTACTACTCTTCTACAGAATTCTTCGTTATGAAGAAGATGATTCAGTATGTGTGTCGGTAGTTGATTCTCCATGTCCTATTCCCATTATTGATTGATTAGTTTCTTTAGCATAATCTAAAGAATCTGTTATTATATATTGTAGTACAGCGCCTAAATAATTTTTAAATGCTTCATCTGAGTTTAATTCATCTATATTAAAATCAGCTGGGTCTTGGATTGTAAAATTAAAACTTAAAGTTGCCATATCAAGATTTTCGTCTTCTTTTACTCCAACCTGTCCATATACAACTATTACATTTTTCCAAGTACCAGTTTTTAGTTTAACGCCATGAAAAGCACTCGATGAATTTTCGACTATACTATAATCTTTTTCAGTTATTGTATACATTACTCTTCCGTATCGATGTCAAGGTCAATATCAATCATTGGTCTATGTCCAACTGAATAATATGTTTTAACAAATTCTTTAAAGTCAGTATTTTCAAAGATTGGTTCCCAGAACTTTTTCTTAAGAGTATCTTTTTCTCTTACTTTAGGTTCAAGGATTTCGCCTGTTTCCATATCAACTGATGCATACCAGCCAACATTTGGTTTAGTGACATATCCACCAGCCATTGCTACATCAAGCAATCCACTATATTGTTCTATACCACCTTCCCACGTTACTGAGATTGGAACTTTAGATTTTTCTTTTACAAACCTTGATTTTTCTACATTGATTACAAAATGATACCCTTGTATTTCTGTACCTTTTTTCTCTTGACGTCTTCCAATAATCCATATATTGTCTGATGAGTAATAGATACCTGTACCACCTGAAACAACTGCTTTAGGAAACAATCCAATTTCTTGATAAGTATGATTAACTGCAAGTAAAGGAACATTCTTCATAGTCAAATAAGGAGTAATCATTCTAAATAATCCTTTTAAAGCTTTAGCTCTTGACATATCAGCTACTGATTTCTCATTAAGAGCATCTTCTAATTCTTTCTTAGAAGCTAAATTACCAATGGAGTCAATAATAACAATTACTTTATCTCCTCTATCGATATTTTCAAGCTGACCTACTAAGTCAAATTTAAGTTGCTCAACATTTTGTACTGGCGTATGTAATACTCTTTCAGTATCGATGCCAAACGATTCGAAGTAAGATTGTGGTGAACCAAACTCTGAATCATAAAATAACATTACAGCATCTTCATATTGTTTAAGATAGGCCGCACCCATCAATAAAGCAAATGATGTTTTAAAATGTTTTGAAGGACCTGCAAGAACTGTAAGTCCTGAAGTTAATCCTCCATCAATATCACCTGATAACGCAACGTTAACCATTGGAACATCGGTGACTGTTATATCTTTTTCAGCAAACAATACTGAATCTGATAGAATAGATGTATCTTTAATTTTACTATTCTTTTTTAATTTATCCATTATAGACATATTATCTTCTCCTGCCTTTTGGGCTTATAAATGCATCATTCATGCGTTGTTGTTTACGAGCTCTTGAAACAGCTTCAGCTTTTTTTCTTTTTCTTTTTGCTGTGGGTTTTTCATAAAACTCTCTTTTTCGTACCTCTTGTACGATACCTGCTTTTTCGCAAGCTTTCTTGAATTTTCTAAGACCAACATCAAAAGGCATTTCCTTTGATGGTCTTTTATCCCTGGGATGTCTTTTCCTAGGACGTAAATCAATACTTGGCATATTTGCTCCTATTATTTATTTTCATATAGTATATTATATCATAAAATCAGTCAATTGTAAACTGTTTTTTTCATATTCATATGTTCTTTTTTTGTTATCTTGAACTAAGAACTTTGTATCAATCATTTCAAGACTACCATCTAAATATTTCTTAACCATTCTTGCTGGATGTTCAGCTGTAGTCACAGGCACATTTTGACAAATATGATTTAATGACCTTTTAGGATTAAGTAATATAAAGTTGTCTGGTAATTTCATTAGTGATAGAGCTTCTCGTACTGTTAGATATCTGTCTTCATCTGGATGAGTTAGGCATGTTGGCATATGACCAACAAAGGCTCCTATTTTATCTTTAGGTATTTCAGTTGTCTTTCTCATTATGTTGCCACCAGCTTTTAGCTTATGATATTGTCTATCACATTTCTTTGCAACATTGTCGAATCCGTTTTCACGCATCCATTTAGCAACTTCTTTATAAGTTGTTCTTTCTTCTATATAATCCATTGGATTAGTAGTTTTTTCTATCTTATTTTGAAACTCGCTATGAGTAATACCACCTTCTAACTCCTCTAATACATATTTATAATACGGCTCTTCGGAAGGAGTTTTATCGTTAGTTAATATTTGACTCATAGGGTCTTCTTCTTTTCTTTCGACTGCTCTTATATCGTCAGCAATCATTGTTGGTCTTTCTAAAACGTAATCAAATAATGGTACTTCTTCTCCTTTCCAAAAGAAATAAAATGTTCTATCTCTTACTTGACTTAATCCATGTAATATCGATTTTGTTTTAAAGATACTAAAAGTATAACCATTATCTTCTCCTATCTTTCTTAATCTTCTTACAACTGGTTCTCCCATCTTACTTGCTAACCTTGGAGCGTTTTCTCCCCAGAATACTTTAGGTTGTACTTCACTAAGTACATATTCTGCTGACTTATACATCCATTCATTCATAGGATTATTACTTGCAGCTGATGGACTAAGTGAACTAAGCCCTGCACATGGGCATACAGTATTAATCACATGAACTTTTTCTGTGTAGCTCGCTCCCTCTGAGAGGTTCAAATACGGGACCTCATTGTTATAATAGTGTCTAAGATGAGATTCATTATCTTGAAATCCCTCGAATGTAAGAAAATACTTTGGCTTTTCTCCAAAGACATTTTCCATTGCTATTGTTTCTCCACCTATTAATGGTACTATACTTGCATAACTCATGCAAAAAACTCCTCTAATCCTGCTGCTTCTATTCCATTCCAATATGGATAGAACTCTCTAGATAAATGTATTGATTGTGGTTTCTCCATGTATTTAAAATCGAGCTTACCTTCTTTGTTAAATAGATGTCCGGTCCATCTTATGATGCCGTATTCTTTCTCTATGTAATCGTTAAATTTATTTCTTGCATCATTTCTTTCTGACCAAGAACCGTAAAATGGTTGTCCTTTATAATATCCTGATTGTGGTATTCTTCTACTTACATCTTCTATTGGAAGCAACTCATATATTTTTGCATTATACTTATGAGCTTCTTCAATATACCTATCAGCTAAATCTTCTATCTTTTGTCCTAATCTGATTACATGATGTCTTATATCAATATTACCAAAATAACATTCTATCTCTTCATAATCAAATGGAATATATTTATCAAATCCATCGTTTATAGCTCCATTTAAAGTTTTGAATGGAACACTATTTACTGTCCAACCTGGTCGATACATGCAAATGGAATGACTATCACCAATAACTATTTTATTAGTTGGATTAGGATAGTCAATTCTTTCGGCTTCATTATACATGCGTTCTAGATTTTTAAGGTCTACTTCATGCCATTCCGGTTGAACCTCTTTCTTAGCCGATTCCAGTTTTGATTTAACCATTTCGTGATACGGCGGGAAGTCGATTCCAATTGAAAAGACTCTGCCTTTGAACTTAGAAAAGTTGACAGTGTTCTTAACATAAGGAAAACCATATACGCCACCAAACATATTAATTCCACCAGACCAATCAGTGCCGTGATAGACCCAAAGACAATCATAATCATTGTGGTCTTGAATTTCTCCACCATAGTTAACATCGCAGTTTCCATATTTCTCCTTTATCATATCGCCATACATTACTCCTGCAGCTCCTCTATGAGAACCTGGTCTCTTTGCTATAGGAATAAATGGACAGTTAATTATATTTTTCATTAGTTATATTATAACATACTTTTTGAGTTTTGTAAAGGTTTATTTTAAAAACTCTGTAAGTGTATTTGTTTTCTGTACACGCGCTACACGTCTACGCGCGCAAGCACGCTCGTCTTCGCGTATCTGTAGGTATACACCGAACTGACAAGACAAAACTTCAGTCCCGTAGTACTTGAGAGAATCTTGTTCAAACTCAAACAATTTAGTACCATCTTTTTTATTTATATTAAAAGCTTTAGGATGAAATACTACGTCTTGTGTAAGACCTATCTCATCGCTATTTTCTCTCATAAAATAAATTGCTTCATCATAAAGTTTCTTTGGAGCATCTGGCCACATTAATTGTATTGTATATACAGCTCCTGGACCAGGTGAAACAAATCTTTGGTCGTGATGATACTTCATTTGTGGTAATACAGATGAAGAAGCAGCTCCATGGAATCCATAATAATGTCCTATGCCAGGTTGTTCTCTTAAAAGAGTATATATTTCTGACATATGATTACACTGTTGCATTCTTTCTAAGAATCCAGTATCTCTAAAAGAAGATACCCATTCACATACATCCACTGGATGAAACTTTCTATCTGGTTCATTATATTTTTCTCGACAAAAGTTTCTTGCTGCAGTTTGTATTGATGTATGTAATTCTGTTGTTCCCCAAATTGGCTGCTTATTTTGAGTAGCTTTATCTAAATTATTACGTATAAATTGTATGTAATCTTTATCTTCATTTGCTATTCTATCAAAATCAACAAAGACATTATCTTTACCTGAAGCTAAAAAATGAACTCCTCTACCACCATAGAAATGAGATATAAAAGTATTGCCAACAATATTCATTATTGAAGTATCTAAGCTAGCAATTTCTTGACCTATAAATCTCATACGGTCATCAAGTGTAATTGTTGGATGGAAATATTCTACGTCTTCTTGTAATCCATAATCAACTTTACCATGACGATTTACATTCTCATATACATCATCAACATAACCAAGTTGAATATTAGAGCGTTCATTGACTTTATATAAGAACCAATTAAACTCTTTCATAAGTTCAGTATCGTATTTCCACCAATCGTAGTTATATTTAGTACTTGACGCGTTCTTCATTATCTCTTTTTAAATGAACAATTGATACATTAGGACATCTTTTTTTAATTTCTTTAATTTGAATTGGGTCATCTTCAAAATGCATTTCTATTTCTACTCCCAAGTCTTTTAACATATTAATCATTTGTCCTTTAAAGATTCCTGATGCTTTTCTTCCATACAATGGATTATCTTTTATTCCATGCGTGACATTAGGATTAGGCAATTTTCTTTTTAAAGGATTCATATAAAGAGTATTGTATATACCTCTTGACTCTAGCATTTTTACAGTATCTTCTCTATCAGTGAAAGGCCGCCCAGTAATGATGATGTCATCTTTACCGGGTCTTACGCCTGTGGTGCCTTCTCCAAAATAGATTACTCCGTCAATATCAAAACTATTTATTTTCATAATCAGTCTTGTTATCCTGGAACGTATGTGGCAGTTTTGCTGCCTTGGGTCTATTTTCTTTTAGCTGAGGCTCAGTTAGTGATGTCACTGTTCTCCTCGCTAAAGCATCACATTCAAATTTGGCATCTTCAGTTTTTAATTGTACTGGAGGTGTCTTTTGAGTCCAAGCTGATGGTCCTCTTAAATATCCTACAATACCCATTTCTGAAGCTACCTTACAAAATCTAACTGCTGAAACTACGACTCCACCTGAGTTAGGCGAATCTTGAACTGAAAGTCTAGCTGACATTTCGTATCTAGCTCCTGCAAATCCATAACCTACCATATCAAAGTTAGCAATCTTATTATCAGATGAGATATAATCTCCACCTGGTTTTTGCTGAACTGTAAGAGATGGACCAGCAAATAAAGTCATACCTGCTGTAGACTCATCTCTTACGATATTTTGTCCTTTGAGGACGTTTTCTTTTGATACATGTTTGTTATGTAATCTATATTGTTTTGCCATATTAAGGAAGTCAGTATTTGCTGTTCTTCCTGTTCTTATATGCTCCTGTCCTTGTGTAGAACCAGCAGCCATATTCATTTGAATATGTTGTGTAATCATTAGACCAGAGTCTAACATGGCACCTTGTAGAACTTCAGACATTCTTGAAGCTCCCCAGGCTGACCTCATATCTGAACCAACAATTGTTAATCCAGCATCGATAAATCTTTGTTCAGTTGTCATAGCATCTTCTGTTGAAATTAATGTTGGTATACAATTAACAAAATGTACACCTGCTTCTAAAGCAACATCAATCCAGTATTTTGAAGCTTCTTCTGAGCCAACTGGTAAATAATTAACTAATACATCTACATCATGATACTGTAATAATTCAACTGTTCTATCAAATGATTCAGCTGGTACAGCACCATTTACAAATGTGACTTCATCAGGATACTCATGCATATGTGGAGCTATTCCGTCCATTTCAGGAGCTGAATAAACCATTGCATCAGTACTTACACATGATGTATTTGCTTTAGTTGTAATTTTATCGACATGGTCCATAGCACAATTAGGTTTAGCTCTTAAAGCTATATTTAATTTTTTGTTTACTTTCCTTTTATCGATATCAAACCCAATTACAAATTCAATATCATGTATTTTATATCCTCCGATATCTTCATACATAAGACCAACTTTATCATCAGGGTTTTCGTTGTAGTATTGTACTCCTTCCACTAAGGACTTAGCACAACTTCCGACACCTACAATGCCGACTTTTATTTTTGACATATCTTTCTCCATTTATATCAGTTTATTTAAGTGAGTAATTTGACCGGGAGTACCGGAGTAGCTCACTATATACTATTAGTTATAACACTTATCAGACCACTTCCGAGAATAATGACTGCTGCTGTGTTTAAAATTATCAATGCTCTATCTTTCCAGATATTAGCAACTATTAACCAACCAATACATCCCGCTAATGAGAATACTTGGTCGTATAATGCAAACTCAGGATTCGCCCTGGTTGCCATAGCAATTAAAAGAAGTATTGAACTACCCCATTTAATATACCAATCAAACGTATATTTTGGAGTAGCACTCTTATATATACGTTTTGAATTTCTTAATTCTTCTTCACTAAATTTCGGCGAATTCATATTCTACTCCTGCCTCTTTAAATATTTCATTTGTTTTTCCTATTGCAGCTTTCCATCTCTCTGGAGTAGCTTTAGAGACTGCAACAACTCTTAATACTCCTGCTTGTATTATTCCTAATGAACAATCTCCACATACTGGTAAACCATAAATGTATAATGTAGAATCTCTTAATGATATACCATTTTCTGCTGCGTTATAAATGCAATTCATTTCTGCATGTACTACATATTGATACTTTATTTCTCTTACATTTAATCGTGCTTCAGTATCTTCAATGCCTTTAGGAAATCCATTATATCCTGTAGATAATATTTTTCTATTTCTTACAGCTATAGCTCCTATTTTTCTACTTGGGTCTTTACTCCAGGTTGAAACTGATTCAGCTATATTAATAAATCTTTTATCCCACTTACTTAACAAGGTCAAAGTGCCTCTCATACACATGTAAGTTTTGTACTTGCCAATACATATGACCAAGTTCTACATGCATTCCACTGTAATATAAATCTTGTTGCAATTTTATTTGTACATATCTTTGCCATGCATAATCGTTTCTATAACCAAACATAACATCATTACTTCTCATTTGAACAGCAGCGTGTAAGTATCCGTCACGAATATAGTAAGTGACAGCATTAGTACAGATAAAATCATTTTTGCCATTTTCTTTATATTCACGCCATATACTTGGTCTTTGATATATCATTGAAGCTCTACGAGAATCAGGATTAATTTCACATAACTCTTTAAGAACTTGTTGATATTGTTTATGGTATTTTTTACTAAATATAAGATGACCATAGTTAGAATTAATTTCACCATGAACATTAGCAGTATACTGCCAAGCTTGTGGTGGTTCTTTATCTCCTTCAGGATAGATATCTGATATGTTTGTTGACTTAGAATTATACCAATCAATTTCAGCTTGGATATACTCTTTATTTGGAACGCCAAATATTGCTGGTTTATCAGCAACAAAAGAAGCACCAATTACTTCTATGGTTTTTACGCCTGTTTTGTCTTTTACGAAATTACCAGCTTTAAGATGTTTCTTAAATACTTCTGCAATATCTTTTGTACTATTCACTTGATACATTTGGCACCTTTTTATTAAACATATCTCTTTGTGGGTCTTGGCCTTCCATCTTACCTCTAGCATAAGCAACAGCAAAAGAACAATAGTTAATCATGTCTTTGTAAGTATCTTCAATGCTTTCGAAGTTTGGGTCATCAGCAGATTCAAGCAATGATGTTGCTCTCATCATTTTGCCAAGAATAATATCGTGAATCGTATCAATGCCACGTCTATAATGCATAGCTTGGACTACTGTCGATTCTGAGCTTTGGTAATCTTGTGATTTTTTAGTTTGTAATTCTGCACATTCTTGCAGGACTCTTAGGCTTTCTTTCATTCATATCTCCATTAAATACTATAGTATTATTATATCATACTTTGGGCTAAATGTAAACGTTTTTTT